CCCAGGCTGGGGTAAATCGTGCCGTCCACTGATATGACCAAAGGCACCCTGCGATTCACACCATCTATCTCCGGCAGCGTGTTCACTGTGCCCACACCCCAGGCTGGTGCTTCCAGCTCTGGTATGTTGGCTATCAGTCCCGGATAGTGTATGATCCTATCGCCAAACTGTGAGTTAACCACAGCACTGCCTGGCTTGCGTGGGCTGTTCTTGGTCACAGCAGCAGGTATGTTGCTGAGCACGGTTGGATGGTCTCGCAGCGTGTCTGCCAGCTGTGCGTCACCACCAAATCTGTCTGGTTCAGGCATGAGCACGTTCCATACCACCAACCCTGCACCATGAGCATAGAGATCCTTGATCATGTCTGCATACACAGTGCGAGGGAAAGGCCATTGCCCCCACTTGTCCAGCGCAGCCTCGTCTATGTTGACCACAGTGATGTTGTTGAGCCTGGATGGTTGGCTGGTGATCAGCGTGTCAAAATATCTCAGCCTCACGCTCTCCACGAAGCTGGGATCAGCCGCTCTAACAGAGATCAAAACTGCTAGCGTGATCAGCGCCGTCCACGGAGACAGCAGGATCTTCTTGAGGAATTTGGTCATGCGCTGGCCTCCCGTGCTGGTAATTTACCAATGATATGCTTGGATTCTGATACTTATATTAAGAGCTAGTTTGCGCGTGTGTCAATGTGTGGGATCAGGCCCGTCCATATAACGACATCACATCTTTGACTGATCCCAGCAGCTCATTGTTGGTCATCTTGCGCCCTTGACTCTTGTCAATGGCTGCTAACTCTGGCCAATCTATGCCAACGTTGCGCAGTCCAGCTACCATCTGCTGCGGCATCCAATCCCTGCGGTGCTCGTCGTGTTTGATGACTCCCAGGATGTAGCGAAGTATGCTGGGTTTCTGGCTGTTGACGATATCCAGGAACGGCGTGAGCTGTGCACCCATCTTGATCAGATCATCGTATTCTTGTTTGGCTCTTTCAACCCAACCATGCTGGACTTGCTTCTTGAAACCAGCTTCGATATCGCCTCTGGCGCGCAACAGCAGCTGAGAGACGTCTCCCGGCATGCCTGCATCCCTGATGGCTTCCACTGCGTCTGTGAAAGATCGCCAATCGCCTTGCTTGATCGCCTTGATCAGAGGAGACAACATCGCTGCACGATTGCTGGTGGTGGCACTCTTCTTGCGCTGCAGTTCAGGCCAATCAACGTCCGCATCCAACAGCGATTCTATGGCCTTGAGCTTTGGTATCGGGCCCATGGCATCGATGGCAGCCAATATCTTGGCCTTGTTGTCTGCGATGGCTCTGGCGAATGGTGCGGAATACTGCACGCTGGGTGCTGGTTCGCCGCGCACCTGTCGCAACCACTGCTCATACTCCAATGCGTTGAATGCCTGCTGCCATAGATGTGATTGACCAGTGGCTGCGGCTGCACGCACGGCATTATTGAATTTGGCAGTGCCTTCTTGAAGTATCTCGGCGATGCGCATGATATCCCCTGCTCCTGTAACAGACAGGGATATTTAGTGCTTGATGTAGCTGTATCCTGTGCAGGGCGGGCTCAGGCATTGTATGCTCATGGTCGCTGCATCGGGTACCGTGGGATTGTCCTGGACCACCGTGGCACCTATGCCGCTGCCACTGAGATTGAGCGTGAAGCTCTTGTTGGCATCTCCGCTCTGCAGGATGCTGGCCGTGTTGTTGTTATTGCTCGTGGTGCTGTCTAGGTTGATAGCTGCGGTGTGATTGCCTGCACCCATCTGCACTATGCTGAGCAGGTTGCTGCTGTTGGTTGGCGCCGTGGTATTGGGCAATAACTGTCCCTGGCTCATGCCCACGGGAGGTGTGCCTATGAATGCCTGATCTGCACCTGATCCGCTCTGTCCGATGTTTTGCTCATTGCCGTCACCATGATTGAGCACGATGGCGGTCTGGCTGTCTCCATCGTTCTGCTTGATGGCGATGTGGTTGCTGTCACCCACCTGATCGATGTATACCACGTTTCCTGCCAGGGTTGATGTGGTGAGCATGATTAATATGACGATGGTTCTCATTGGCTCTGTTTGATGTTGATCACGCTGCCGCCGCTGTGCTGCACGTACTGCATCATGGTGGCACCGTCTTGGTTCAGGTATATGGTAGTCGGCGAATCCTTGTCCACGGTTATCTCGGCATAGCCGTTGAGACCTGTCCTGTAAAGCGTGAGGTTGCTGTCGCTGAGGAAGTAGTATAGACCAGCGGCCTTGTTCTGGGCGTAGTTCGGCAGCATCTGGTTCTCGCCGCCCAGCATATTGGCCAGCAGCGCTGCGTTCAACAGGTCCAGCATATTGTAGAGTAACTGCTGATCCAATGCATTGACGCTGAGACGGTCGGTGCCGTTGAGATAGTTCACGTCCAGGTCATCGAATTTCAGCAGATCCCTGTCGAGGAAGTTGATGTCCAGCGCTGTCTTCTGGCGCTTGTTGGTGTCTTCGTCGCCGTCTGATTTCTTGGGCGGGCTGAGGATCAGCATGTTGTTGATCTGATCTGGGGTCAGCTTGACTATCACGGGCTTGGTGGGATTCTGCTCCTTGCTGGCAGTGCTGGTGGCTTGGAAAGGCTTGTCAAGGACCTCCTCACCCATGTCAGTGGTCACCACTATCTTGCCAGTCTTGCAGTCGCGTTCTATGTTCTTGTAGCCCACGGGGCAGCTGGGCAGGAGTATGATCAAGCTGCGTCCCAGCTCATCCACGGTCATGCTGAAGTCAGTGCCGCGCACACCTATGGTTGCAGTGGGTGTCTCAATCTTGACGCCAGCTGGATCCTCATGGGCGATAGCGCCGCTGGCATAGCGAGCCGTGCCCATGGCCACCTTGATGCTGAGCTTGCCAGCATCAGCCTGCGCGGGATCAAACACGAACTCGTCAATGACCAGCTTGCTCTGCTCAGTGATCTGCACCTTGGTGTCATCTTTGAAGGTTATCTCCGCGCGAGCCCGGGCGGTCACCACGGTGTCCATGCTCTCGATACCTGCGTTCACAGCACCTGGGATCACGGCCTTGTCGCGCTGGATCTCCGTTGGTCCAGTCATCTCAGTCACGGCACCTATGGCCGCCAGCGCGTCAGTTGCCGGTAGTGACAGTGATGTTGTTGTTAGAACCAGTGCTATGTACGCTAACGTTGCTGTCGACCGTGCCACTCTGCGTGACTCCTATGGTGTTGCTGCTGCCTGCTACCTGCACGTCTGCCGTGTATCCATTGGCACCTGCCGTGCCACTCTGCGTTACTGCCACCGTGTTACCGCTGCCCGTGGCGCTGATGCTGGCAGTGGCTCCCAGCATGTTGGTGGTTGTGCTGCTTATGCTTAGGTTGTTGTTGTCACCGGTTGCAGTGATGCTGCCAGTGCTTTTGGTTCCCATGCCGAGGTTCAGAGTGTTGCCATTGCCAGTGGCATTGGCTGTGAGATTGCTGTCAGTGCAGGCCGTGGTTCCGCCATTGCCGCAATTTATGGTCACTGAATTGTTGTCACCTGTGACGGCACTGGTCACTGAGCTGTTGATGCCTTCGACGTCAACATTGTGGGTGTTTTGGCTGCCGATCTGAGATATGCTGACGTTCTGCGCATTGCCACTGAACGTAGATGCAGTCGTGGCATTGCCAACTTCGTTGCCCAGACCCTGTTGCGTGATCGTGATAGTGCTGCCACTGCCTATCTGATCTATGTAGACATTATTGGTTGTGCTGGTGGCCCATGCTGGTGTTGCCAACCAGATCAGTGCTGCTCCAAGTAGACCGATGATTGCATTCTTCAACTTCCCTCTCCTCACTCGCCCACCGCCTCGGTGGGAGAGACTTTTAATTCTTGGGCGCTGCCGGCGCCGGTGTTGCAGCTGCTGCTGGTGCTTGTGCCGCAGGCTTATTGGTATCTGGCTTGGGCGGCGGCGGAGCATAGCTCCACAGTTGCTTGGTCACGCCCTGCTTGATCATGTCCAGCACTGCTGCCTCTGTAGCAGCCCGTACGGCATAGGTGTTGGGTTCGTTGACATTTGAACCTGTCTCTATCTGCAGGCTGGTGGTGCCTTGATCTAGGAAGGTCATGACATTGCCGTTGGCACCAGTGCTGAGTATGGTCTTGGTAGCGCCAGCCGACACCAGCACTTCGCCGGTGTGCACAGATATCAAGCGCACCACGACTGTGACCACGTCAACCCTGTATTGGTCGCTGGCATTGATGCCCAGCAGCTGCGCACCTGCACCACCGCTGGTGATGTTGGTATCATAGCCCACTATACCGCCTTCTATCATCACGCCTGCTATCAGCATGGGTGCTAGCTGCTTGGCATCCTTGCCTTCGTAGGTCTCGCGCTGGTTGCGGATCAGCTGTCGTTCCTTGATCAGGTCATCCAATCCCACGCGTTCCACCACCTGGAACCACTTGCCACGACCTGCGTCCTGCAGAGCCTTGATCAGGAATACCTCTGCACCCTGTGTCACTGCGCTGCTCAGCACCGAGAACTTGTCATTCTCCTTGCGCTGTCCAGTCTTGTCGGTGAAACCATAGACCGCGACCGTGATTGGTGGACCATCAGGTCCTGGTATGCCCAGCAGCGGGTTATATCCCCGCGGCAGTATCTGAGGTTTGTCGCTGGGTGTGTCAACCTGAGGTGTGTATGGTGGTATCACCGACGCACACCCCGATAGCAGCATAGCTGCTAGGATCGTGTATAGTTTCTTCATCAGAACGCAAAGCTCCCTATTGGCACTGTTATATTAGTGGCATTACCAGTGGGATCTATAATCGTCAATGTGATGGTTTGTGCTACGCTGTCCTTGACCCAGTTTATGGTTGTACCCTCGAAATCCAAGCTGCCTGTGGTGGCACTGCCGCTGAACATGGCATTGCTCATCTGCAAGCTGAGCTGTGCATAGATGCGAGATTCTAGGTTGTTGAGGAACTTGCTGAGATTGGTGTTCTGTGCAGCGGCGGCTGCAGCAGCCGCATCTGCCTTCTGCTGGGCTATTATGGCCTGCTTGCGGGTGAATTCCTCGTTCTCTATGGTGAGCTCATGCGTGCTCCATGCGCTGGGGTCACTTCCGAACGCAGGATTCTGGAATCCAAAGGTCATTTGATTCGCCAGGGCTGGCCCTGCGAGCAGCAAATATGACACCAAAATGAACGGAAATCGCATGCTCCATCCCCTAGATAGCATGCTATTTACCAATATTTAGATATGTCCAGCGTTCAAGCGACCAATGCAGCAGCCACGTGGCGGCAGCTGCCGCGGAAGCGGAAACCTGGGCAGGTGCAGCTATTCCCGCTGCGTCCAACACTGACCGTGTAGACACTGCCCTTGCTGCCCTGAACGATGGTGATCCTATCCGACGCAGGAGCATCATGCGATTGCACTGCTCCATCGATGCTGACGATGTCAGATTTGGCGATGATCCGCACAGGGAATCGCCGATCTCCAGTGGTCAACCCCAGGTTATCGCCAGCAAGCGCAGCTGGCACAGGAGCAGGTTCTCCAATGAATTCAAAGGTCTCTGGCTGATATTGGGCATAGATCTGGCGTTTGCTGTGCAACGGATTCCGTACGATGATGCGCATTTCCAGCTCCTTTTATAGCGCACATTAGCACAGATCTGGAGCCTGTCAACCGAAATTTCTCAGGAATTTGGCGATCTCCGACACGGTTTCCGTGCTCTGCAGTATCTCATAGTGATTGGCAGCGATCTCACGCATATCACCGCAGGTCCAGCCCGTCTGCACCTTGTATGGCAGCACACCATCATTTTGCTCATAGATGAATGGATTATAGCCGCGGTTGGCCACCAGATGCAGCACGGGTTTCTGATATGCGTGACGATGCAGGTCGCGCATGAGATGGCTGCGATTGGTTATCTCAGAGACCAAGCTGCTCCTGCTGAGATATACCTGTATGAGATTGAGATCCAACCCAGTCAGTGGCGACGCCAATGTGACGATGCCCTGCACCATGGGATGATCCTCCACGGCCAATGCCACGATACCTCCGAGGCTGTGTCCTATGAGGATGCTGGGTCTGGTGATGCTGTCGCGAGCGCGTTGTATGATCTGCCGCATGCCTTCGCTGTGGTGGTCATACTGGAAATGCTCACAGCTGGCAGCTATCTTGCTGCTGATGTGATTGAAGCTGATGCTGCTGCTCCATGCACCATGGATGGTCATCGCGTGCACAGGGGTCTTGGCTTTGGTCATGCAGTATTTACGGTCCCAGCGCAGGGAGCATACCATAAATATCAGACCATACGGGTGATCCATGCGCGTCCAAGCAAACAAGAACTACGGTGTAGACAGCAATGTATACGTTGGTTATCACGGTGAGCTCACCGTTGATCCCAACACCTTGGCCGTGCGAGTGCATGACGGATCCACCCCTGGCGGATTGCCGATCATCGGCGAGACTGGACCAACCGGACCAAATGGTGGTCCAACTGGCAGCACCGGCCACACTGGCGCTACGGGTGCCCCGGGCACAGCTGCCAACACGGGTGCCACTGGCCCCACTGGTTTCACTGGCTACACTGGACCGACTGGTCCACAGGGCATACCAGGAACTGCAGCACTGACCGGTGCCACTGGTCCCACTGGACCATTAGGTGGTCCCACGGGACCCACTGGTGATGTGGGTCCAACTGGTCCAGATGGTGGCCCGACCGGTCCAACTGGCAGCAAGGGTCAGACTGGACCAACTGGTCCGCAGGGCTCGCAAGGCAATACGGGTAGCACCGGACCCACGGGATTGCAGGGCAGGACAGGTCCCACAGGACCGGCGGGCACTGGTCCCACTGGTCCACAGAGCAACATAACTGGTCCCACTGGTCCCGCGGGCGGTCCCACAGGTGCAGCAGGCAGCACAGGGCCCACAGGTGCACAGGGTGCATTAGGCATCGGCGGAGCCACTGGTCCCACCGGAGCTGCTGGTACTGCAGCAAACACAGGTGCCACTGGTGCTACTGGTGCAACTGGGCCAAGTGGCGGACCACAGGGAGCCACTGGTCCCAGAGGCAGCACTGGTCCCACAGGACCAGCAAGCACGGTGCTTGGTCCTACCGGAAGCACAGGTCCAACTGGGCTGCAGGGTGCAACGGGACGCACGGGACCCATTGGTGATACTGGACCGACTGGTGCTGCCAGCACAGTGACAGGACCCACCGGTCCCGCAGGCGGCCCAACTGGTCCCACCGGCGTGGCCGGATCCGCAGCCAACACGGGGGCCACCGGTCCCGCGGGGCCACAGGGCGAGACTGGAGCTGTAGGTGCACAGGGACCCACTGGCAACACTGGGCCAACTGGCATCGCTGGACCGACTGGTGCAGCTGGCAATGCCACCAACACCGGAGCCACAGGTCCCACTGGTCCCAGTGGAGGTCCACAGGGACCAACTGGTCCACAGGGGTTGACGGGCCCGACTGGTCCTGGCGTAGGTGCCACTGGTCCTACTGGCACATTCGGGCCAACAGGTCCAACTGGAGTGCAGGGTCCACTGGGCAATATAGGACCCACTGGTCCAACGGGGGGCCTAGGCGTCTCAGGACCGACTGGTCCAACAGGTCCAGCCAGCACAGTTCCAGGCGTCACTGGACCAACGGGTCCTGCGCTAGGGGCAACACCTCGCACCGTAGCACGCTACAACGATGGCACTCAGAACATACCGACCACGACCGATACCGTGGTCGCGTTTGACAGCGCTGACACCAGCCCTGGACAGCCGCTATCACCCATCACTGATCAGAACATCAGCTATGATAGCAGTGTGAACGTGGGTCGATTCACCTACACTGGCTCAGCTCCCGTGACTTTCATCATCAACTGGCAGGTTGGATGGGCATATTTCAACGCAGGGACGCGGCAAACTTGGCTGCAATATGGCGGCGACAGCGGCAATCGCTATGGTCTCAGCATGCAGCTGACCACCAACATTGCGACATTCCAGAACTGCAGCACCACGGTGACCATGCAGCCAAATGATTATTTCACAGTCATGGCATGGCATAACGCACCAACTCCAACGGTGCAGATAGGTGGTAACCTGGCGGGTGTGACCCAAAATAGGTCCTGCAGGATACAGATAACACGCATCTGATGACAGCAGCGCAGAGCAGGTTAGGCTTAAATACGTGAGCTTGATCTGACCTAGGAATCCCCGATGCGCCTATTCCGCAGTGTAACCAGTAGCCAGGATGCCAACGTATATGTTGGTCCATTTGGTGAGATAATCACCACTCCCAACCTCGAACTGAGGATACAGGATAATGTCACCCCAGGTGGCATCACCATACAGGGCGGTGGTGGTGTCACGCAGAGTTCGACTCCACCCAGCAGTCCAACGTCGCAGACCCTTTGGTATGATGAGAACACTGGACGCCTCTATGTGTACTATCAGGACGTGTGGGTTGATGCAGCTCCTGCGCTGGCTGGTCCCACAGGTCCAAGCGGCAGCAGTGGCAGCACTGGTCCAACTGGCACGCAGGGTCCAACTGGTCCCAACGGCGGTCCAACTGGACCCACCGGAGCTGGTGGTACTGGTCCAACGGGTGGTACTGGTCCCACAGGCAGTGGATCAACCGGTCCCACAGGTCCAGCTGGCGGCGCTGTAAACACTGGGAACATAACTTTCACCGGCAACATCATTGGCAGCACCAACGGCAACATTGTGATTGACACTGCGTTGGTGCCCAGCGGTAACAGCACAATTGATCTGGGAACCATAGAAAACCAATGGCGCAGCCTGTACGTGAGTGGCAACACCATATACATGAGCGGTGTGCCTCTGAGCGTGACCAACGGCAACACGCTGGCCTTCGGCAACACCACCATAGCCAACACCAGCAACACCATCACAGCAGTCACTGGCAACATCACCTTTGCCGACACCACGCTGGGCACGGTCAATGCCAACAGCAACATCAACATTGCCACCACCTATCTGAATCTTACCAACAATCAAGCTGACTTCATGGATTTCAATTATCCATCACCGGCCAGCCAATCTCTGAGCATGAGTCCTGGCATACAGCTCAACGACAGTGCGTTCAGCATGCAGTTCTGGATATTCCGCAGGGACATAACCAGGCCCTATGACCCCTTGTTCAGCTATCTGCAGGGCAACACGGTAGCGCCGTTCATCTACTTTGACAATTCCAATAACCTAGTGGTTGATCCAATCTACTTCCAGATGCCAGTGGCCATGACGCAAGGAGTTTGGCACCACATCGCCATAGCACGCGACAGTTTTGGCAGGATCAATGCCTGGCTGGACGGCACAGCACAGGGTGAACCCTACTCAAATGGCACGCTTACCAACCAATACACAGGACCCATGACCGAGATTGGTTACCTATGGTATGGACCAACCTATCTATATGCTGCGATCAGCAGCCTACAGGTGGCGGTTGGTCACACAGTTTACGATCCGACCCAGCTCACCATAACCGTGCCTGTTGACGTACCTACAGCTGTGCCAGGCACTGAGCTGCTGATCAGCACCAGCTATGAGTCACAATACGCATTTGATGACACCAGCGGCACCCAGACCATAACCAACCACAACGGCACGCCGGCCTACAGTGGCGCTCCTCCCTACAACGTGATAGTCACTGACAGCACACAGTCGTGGCAGTTTAGCCCAGGCAGCGAAGGTCAACCCAAGTTAGTCACACCTCCCAACGGCATCATCGCCAGCCCAACCAATCTCTTTCTGGCAGCAGACGGTGGCGAAGGCTTCCTAGCTGCTGATACCTATCTGTGGCTACAGGCTGGATCAGAAGGTGCCATATCCCTCAATGTTAATGCCGCCACGGGCATCCATGGTCCGGGCCACGGTGGCAGCATCAACGTCACAGCTGGTTCAGGTGCCGACGGTGGCGGCGGTGGTAGCATCAACTTGACCGCGGGCTATGGCAGCGGCAACACCATAACACAGCAGGGCAGTGAAGGCGGCACGGTGTATATCTCAGGCGGCA